GCTTCCGGACGACCGGCACGCTCTGGAGGGCCTGGTGGCCGACATCTCTTACCGCAACAGCGTTTCCTATTTCGGCTTTGGCCGCTATCACTTACGGGGGGCAGAAACGTTATGAGTATGATCAGCGTCAAAGGACTCCAGAAAAACTTCGGCAAGCATGAGGTCCTCAAGGGCATCGACATCGACATACAGCCCGGCGAGGTGGTGGCCATCGTGGGCCCCTCCGGCTGCGGCAAATCCACCTTCCTGCGCTGCCTCAACCTGTTGGAAAAGCCCTCCGGCGGCCAGATCCTCTACCATGACGTGGATCTGGTCTCCGCCCCGCCCAAGCAGACCAATCAGGTCCTGCTGGGGATGGGCATGGTCTTCCAGCAGTTCAACCTCTTCCCGCACAAGACGGTGCTGGACAACATCATGCTGGCCCCGGTCAAGGTGCAGGGCGTCGGCAAGCAGGAGGCCGAGCAGAAGGCCATGGAACTGCTGAAAACGGTGGGGCTGGAAGACAAGCGGGACGCCTATCCCAACCAGCTCTCCGGAGGCCAGCAGCAGCGTATCGCCATCGCCCGCTCCCTGGCCCTGCAGCCTGAGGTCATGCTCTTCGACGAGCCCACCTCCGCCCTGGACCCCGAGATGGTGGGCGAGGTGCTGGACGTCATGAAAAAGCTGGCCGCCGACGGTATGACCATGCTGGTGGTCACCCACGAGATGGGCTTTGCCCGCGAGGCGGCCGACCGGGTCATCTTCATTGACGGCGGCGTCATCGTGGAGGACAGCGCGCCCGAGGAATTCTTCGCACACCCCAAGAACAAGCGTCTTCAGGATTTCCTGAGCAAGATGCTTTGATCAAACCCAAAACACAGATACTATAACTAGGAGGAACGAACCATGTCTCTCATTCAGGTAGCCCGGTACAGCGACGTCAAGTACGATTTCAAGGACGGCTATGCCTGCGTACCCGTGCTGGAGGGGGCCTTCGACCAGGCCCGCTTCGCCCACTGCGCGCTCCAGAGCGGCCACTCCATTACCCCCGACGTGTACTGTCACGTAACAGAATCCGTGTCAAAGAGAGGGATGGAAAAAGTGAGACCGGGAAAGGCCGGGAAAGCCAGTCATATCAAGGGAAACAGCGAACGAGCATGAGAAGGCCGCCACGACGGGGCCGCGCACTTTCTTCGTCAACGAGGACGGCGGCGCGGGGCTCATCGGGCGGCTTTTTGTATTCATAACGCTTCGCAACGGCAGTGTTTAACGGCGGGCGTTATGGGCGTTATTTCGATGTTACAAACGGCGGGAGGCATTGGAAACACTGGGTTTTCCGCGTCGGGCGCGAGCGAGCCGGCCACGGCAGCGCGGGGCGCAGAAATAACGGCGGATTGCGCCGATTGCGCCGGGTATTGCGCCAAAGGTGGGAAAAGACACGAAACCACTGCGAACACAGGGATTTTGGGCAAAACCAAGAGGGAGGGTCAGCCGCAACGACAGCGGCGGCCCTCCCCTTTTTATGCTCTTTTATATGCAAAAATATGAATAATATTCATTCTTATTCATCCCGCCCGGGGAGCAGAACGAGGTGCGTTATCACGCCCGTTTCAAACCGCGTCCATCGGCGTGATCCGCGTCACCGGAGCCCTCCAATCTCTCGTAGATTTTGCCCAAGATAATAGCCTTGCCAGGCTCATCCAGGTTATCCCACAGACAACCTATCTTCAGCCCTTCATCGCTGATCCCTCTAACTTCAATGGGGGGGGCTTTTGTAGCATCTTCACCTATTAGCAGACGATCAGTTGACACATTTAAATGAGCCGCGAGCGATACTACTATTTCCGAGTTCGGCCACTTTCCCTTTTTCCAGCTACCTAAGCTCCCTGTTGCAAACCCACACGCTTTGAGAGCTGTTGTCGGTGTAGTCCCTCGCTCTCTACAAACAGCGATCAGATTCTCGTAGAACATGGATGTCCCTCCTGAGAACGCAAAAAAATGAGTAATTTCCCTTGACAACGCATTTAAATGAGTTATACTAATACTGTCCCCAATTTATTACAGGGGGACAAGCAGAGTATACCACAAGGGACGTACCTAAAACAAGACAAAAGGAGCCGAAAGGAGGGCGAAGATGGTACGAGTACAGAAGCTGACGGTGGGAGAGGTGTACCGGAACCGGAATGGGTGGGACTACTTGTGCCTGGAGAACGCGGGACCAGGGGTGGCGGTGCTGGAGCGGGTGAGCGACGGCTGGACGCTGCTGGCGCACGGCATCTGTCTGTACGAGGACGGGAGCATCGAGTGGGACTGGTCCACTTGGGGCCACTGGCCCGATGGCAGGCCGAGAGAGGTGGTGTAGGAATGAAAGGGACTGGAACCGTCACAATCGCGGTGAGCCGCGGGGCACTGAGCATCATCGCCGACGCGGTGTTTGGGTACGGGTTCATGCGGAGCCGGCGCGGGGCCTCATCTGAGGCCAGCGCCCTGCTGGCATGGTCAAGAGAGCTCTACCTCAAGACGTGGGAGGACCAGCCGTCCGGCGGGATCAAGGTGCCATTCACACGGCTGGGAGCTCTCTGGGAGTGGCTGAAGCATCCGCTGCGATCCCGGATCGCACTGGAGCTGACCGAGGCGCAGCTCAAGGATCTGGAGATCGCGCTGGGGTATATGGCTGTGCGGAGCGCAAGGCTCGGATGTCAGAAGAAGCCAAGATGGTGCCTCCGACAAGCCAACCGCTTCCGGGCGCTGCGGCAGAAGATGAATAGGCGCCAACACCTCAAGGCATGAAAAGCGCCGCCGGGCAGACGGCGGCACTTCTCGACTAAGTTTCCAAAAATGAAAGGAGCATGTGTATGCCAGATAAAAGATGCCCCCCAGAGAAAAAGCATCCTACAAGGCTAGATGAATGGCTGGAAAGCAAACGGCATCCCGTTGCATTCTTTTTCATCGCCATGGCGGCGGGTTTCGTTACCGCTCTCATTGTGAGAGTTTTGTGAACCATTCGCAAACTGAGGGCCATGCAGCGTTTAGCCATTGGAGCAACAGACTCCCTACAGCACCACCAACCAAAGAAGCAATCAGTGCTGCGATATTCCATTTCCTGTTTTCGCGGCGGTTTTGTTCATCGGCCGCTTTCCGCTCCTCGGATTCTCGGAGAAGTTGCCGCTCGATCCGCTCCGACGACTGCGCCAATTGAGACAGATCGCGGGGATCCGGACGGCCAAGCACGATCCCGGCAAGGTCTTCATCGGAGAAAGTGGGCGGCTCTTTTCCCAATTCCAGCGGGGTCCCGATCCCATCATAATCGTGTTTCCCATTGTGTTCAGACATCATCATCACCTCCCCTCTAGGGAGAGCATACCACAAAGAAACAGCAGAAGGAAGGGGCCGGGAGATGGCGGGGAAAAAGCGGGGGCGGCCGCGTAAGGCGCGGACGTATGCGGGGCGGCCGGCGGCGGTGTCGCTGTGCTGGTACTGCCGGAACGCGGTGCCGAGCCCGGAGACGGGGGCTGGGTGCAGCTGGAGCGAGCGGCCCCACGAGCCGGTGAAGGGGTGGGTGGCGGATCGGCGGGACCTGCAGATCCAGAAGGAAGGCCGCAGGCACCGGACCTGCGGCGTGGAGAGCTACCGGGTGCTGGCGTGTCCGGAGTTTGAGAAAGGATAGAGCGGCCATGACTACAGAGGAGAGAAACGTGCTGGTGATGGAGCACATCGGCGCAGTGCGCTGGACCATCCGGCGCAACCGGGCTCTGATCCAGTCAGCCCGCCTGGACCAGGAGGATGTCTTTCAGCAGTTGACCGTCCGGATGATCCAGGCCATCGACCACTACGACGCGGATAAGGGCAGCCTGAGCCAGCACATCTTTGCCCAGCTCCAATACGAACTATTGAACTGTAAGGCGGGCGCGCGGATCAGCGGCATCCATGGCGCGCCATACCACGCCCGGAATCTGGTCGTGTCGCTGGACGCGATTCTGGAACGGCGGGGTACCAGGCCCCTCACATAAAGCCCAGCAGGGCAAGGCCCAGTCCCGTGCAAGCCGGGACCGCCCCTTCGGAAGAGGGGGCGCGGCGCTCATTCCTGCGAAAGGAGGCAGCAGTATGAAAGCAAAAAGTGAGTTTGGGCTGGAGGTATCGGTGTTCTGCGCACGGTACGGCCTGAGCCTGAAGGAGCTGGCGGCGGAGGCGGGGACACCCTATGACAGCCTGCGGGCGGCGTGCGAGGGCCGGCGAGCCGGGCACGTGACCAAGGCGGCGGTGCGGCCAGTGATGGAACGATATGAGGCGGCGGCCGGCAAGAAAGGCAGGGGCGCATGATGGAGGAGTACATCAGCACCGGCATGGTGTCCCAACTCACCGGGGAGGCACCACAGCGTATCCGTGAGAAAGCCGCCAATGGCACATATATCATCCAGCGCCAATACGGTGGCCGGGGCGGCAACAGCGGGGAGAGCTACCAGATCGCGGTGTCGAGCCTTCCTGCGGAGGCGCAGATCCGGTACCTGCTGCGGACGGGGGCGCTGGGCGGCCAGGGGGCGGAGGCGGACCTTACGGCCTACCGTGAGAAGTACGGGGAGGCGGGCATCCAGGAGCTGCTGGCGCGGCAGCGGGCGGCGGAGGCGGGGATCGCCATCCGCAGGCTGCAGAAGAAGGGCTGCGTGGAGCAGCTGAAGGGGCTGGCGGCGGAGCAGGGCACGACGGTGCGCAGCCTGTACCGCTGGATGGACGGGTACGAGAGCCAGGGCCTGGCGGGCCTGATGCGGACGGTAGTCCGCAAAGACACGGGCCGGTGGAGGAGCATCTGCCCGGCGGCCTACGCCTATGCCTACGGGCTGTACATGACGCAGGTGAAGCGGAAGAAGACGGTGGTCCACCAGATGGTGCTGGAGCGGGCGCGGAAGCTGGGCCCGGAGGCATGCGGGGACTGCATGTACCGGGAGGGCTCGGCGGCCCGGGCAGCGCTGGAGGCGCAGGGCGAGGTGAACCACTACCCTCCCTGCCCCTTCCCCACCGGGGCGGGCCTGCTGGTGCCGGAGTGCCGGCAGACGATGGACCGGATCCTGGG